CTTATCTTCTTAGAAAGTTTCTATGCGCCAGCAGTTGTATTAAAGATTGGACAATACACCGTACAGATGCCCTTGGATTGGTCTATCCTAGTATGCGATCAAGACTATAGCGATTTAGAATTGATGCCACTGACTAGCCTTAATGATAGAGGCTTTCATACAATGGTTTTTAATCCACTCAGGCATATGGTCCCTAGACCACAAGAAATAAATATTACAAACGTCTATGCTGAAGTGAAATGGTATTTCCCTAAATTAAAGAATGGTAATATACTTGTTGTGCCGGTTGAAGATAAACCTTTTCCAAATTGTGCATTATTTGTAAAAGAAACAAGCAAGCTACCCGATGTTATTGATATTGGAGCACTTTTTGAGTAATGAAGTAGGCGATTGGTTAGCAGGGTTCTTTGAAATGAACCCCGATGCCGTAGAAGTCGTAGAGGAAAAGGTTAAGAAAAAAGCCAGTACTCTAACACTTGATATGGAATTGCCAGCTATGGATTTCTGTAATAAGAACTTTTATAGGGACTTATCAGATGAACACAAGAAAGAAATAGGTATTTGGGTTCTAATGCGATTCATGAGTTCATCGCAGGGTGATGCAGAACATCATATAATGATGGTAAACGACCTTGTAAATCACAATTTCAATGCTTTATCAAAGCATCCGGAACTACAATGGAAATTACTCTCGATGTGCGGAACAAAGAAGAAGCAATACCATCCATGGATTGCTCCACCAAAGGGCATTAAGAAAAATCGCGTAGAAGAAGCAGTAATTGCAATTTTCCCGCTAATAAAGGATGAAGATCTCGAGTTGCTGCTTCAACTTAATACACAAGAAGAGTTAGAGCAATTCTTCAAAGAAAATGGGTATGACGACAAGACTATTAAAGAATTATTCAAAGGTGAAGCTAAAGGGAAATAAACCTTGTTGGCAAAAAAAGTAATGGAACAGAACTATGCCTGCAAGTTCTGCGGAACAAAGTTTCATAGGGAAAAGACACTTACCACTCATATGTGCGTTAAGAAACGCAGATATATGGATAAGGATAGTCTCGGATCTCGTTTTGGATTAAGAGCATTTCAGAAATTTTATGAAATGACAACCAAATCCAAACATCCAAAGACTATGGATGAATTTATTAACAGCCCATATTATATAGACTTTGCTAAATTCGGTAATCACCTTGCAAATTTACGACCTATATATATTGAAAAATATATAGAATATGTTATTATGCAGCAGGTTAAGTTAAAAGATTGGACGAAAGATTTTGTCTATTACTTTTATGTCGAAGATCTCATTAAGAAAGAACCTGCAAATAGTGCGGTAGAACGAACGATTGAAGAAATTATTGAATGGTGTACCAAGAATGATATTCCGTTCAAAGACTTTTTCTTTAGTATATCGGCAAATGAAGCTGCACATCTTATTATGACAGGTAAGATTAGTCCCTGGGTATTGTATCTTGCATCAACGGGTGAAAATTTAATGGCAAGATTCAATGATGATCATGCTAAGATGATAAGTGGTGTAATTGAGCCCGGATTCTGGATGAAGAAATTTAAGAAGTCAGATGATGATGTTGAATATATTAGAACCGTATTAGAACAGGCAGGGTTATGAGTCTTCCAGTATCATTTAAGTTGCCAAAGGAGCGCCAGGGAGAAGTCGGCCAATGGCTTGTTAAAAACGGATCAGTCACTGATGTTACATACGACTGGGTCAGGGGAATTTTAACCTTTGAAACTGAAGAAGATGCCAATGCATTTACATTGGTATTTGGTATATTGCGTTATAAGACAACAATCGAAAAGATGTTAAAAAATGAAGAAAGTATTAACTGACGTAGATATTGATGTTTTTGGAAGAGATAAAATCCTAGAAGGATTGGAGTGTATCTTTGGACGAATTGACCGTCCAGATGGTAGCGTTGAAAAACACCCTTCTGGTGTCTATTTTCAAAATATTCCGCGTGATCCTACGACGAATATATCTACTCTGGACCACAGAATTGCTAACGATTATGGATACTTTAAGATTGATATATTACCAAATAATATGGTATACTCAGATGTTAAAGATGAAGAGCATCTATTAAGACTTATGAATGCTGACCCACCTTGGGACTTTTTTGAATATCCCGAAATAACAGATAGGTTGTTTCATTTAAGCGGGTACGGCAATCTATTGAAACAATATAAACCGAGGTGCATAGAAGACTTAGCTATGTTCCTGGCGTTGTACAGGCCCGGAAAGCGGCATCTGATAGGTGAATCGTGGGAAGTAATTAAGAAAAACATATGGATAAAAGGTGACGAAGCCTACCAATTTAAGAGGTCTCATGCAATAGCGTATTCCCTTGCAATTATTGTGCAGCTAAACACAATGATAGAGAAAATGTCTAAGGACTAATCCGCTCTTCTAATTAACTGGATCTGACGCTTCTTAATACGCTTCTTCATTATGTTATTTAGGCTCGTTATTGAGCCAAACATAATTTCTACGTCCTTATTCACTACCGTCTTCATGCAGTAACGAAATTGCTGCATTTGTCCTTGTAAGAAGATGTTGATAGGCAACAATCTGTTGCTTTCCCACCACCACGTTTCCCCGTGTTCAAGAAAAATAATCTTTTCTTCTGGAGAGCGAATAGATTCGTAATCATAAAAGCTTATAATTTTATCGTCGGAATTTTGAATAATGCCAATATATTCATGGGTCTGTACCCGTAATCCGCTAAGAAAGGGGAATTTTTCTTTGATTTCTTCTAAGTTTATCATACACCTTATTTATTAACTTTTAGTCCGGGTGGAATATTATTTGGTATTGATTGTGATAAATATAGAAAAGGCAGGTATAGATGGACATTACTTTTCACAAAATGTATCTTTATGATCACGTTCGCCAGCTTCTAGCTGTGGGAGATACTTTCTGCTCATGCAAGGATAACGGACCAATGAATAAAAATCCAATTAAAGCCCACAAGGGTATCGACAATAAGGTAGTCTTTAGGGTCTTAGGGCCAGATAGAGTTCCTGTAGATATTGCGTGTAATCAACAGGTCTTTGGAAGAATTATCGACCCCGACAATAGAACCGTGGTATTAGAAAAACTATGCAGACTTGGTCCTGGCAAAGGTATCGTTACCTTAGAACTTAATAGCGGCGATATTACTGATATTCATGCCGGTCTCTACACAATGGTTTTGATTAGGACTGAGGAATTTGTAGTTAATGTTCCGGACTATTATATTGAAAAACCTTTATTCAGTGATTATGATGACAACGTATCAATGGAAATTGAAATTACCGAGCAAGCCCTTAAATCCCCTGTTCCTAGCATCACATTGCTACCAACAGATTGGACACCGGATATTCTTGCACCTCTAACTGTTAATCCACGGCCATGTTTCTATACAGGCAGAATACCCGGTGGGCGTGTACTCAATCATAAAGAATCTGTACAATCATTTTCAACATATACTGAGAATTTCACTGGTATACTTGAAATTTGGGGAACATTAGAAGAGACACCAGATCCATACCTTAATGATGCTCGTTGGTTTAAGATTTATCCATCATCTATGTCAGTAGATATAGAATACATTGGATATACTGGTACACAGGCCTGGACATTTTCTGCAAACTTTATGTGGTTAAAGTTTAGATACTTCCCGAGCACTCAGGTCCTTAATCCGGGGCTCTTTAAGAAACTAATAGTAAGAACTTAGTATGAGATTAACTGAAATAGAGAATAAGATGAGTTCTATAAATGTGCCATCTTCCATTAAAAACACACCGCAAGTCTGGCAAAAATGGATTTCAACGCTACCTACTAGTCTTGCACAAGAGATTATAGATGAAAGGCCGGCACCGGACCAAGAAGATATAGAGTGGATGACTAATTGGAAATTAGTATCCACTAGACCTAGAAAAATAAATATTAAAGAATTATTAAGCAAATCTGAAAATTTAAATAATGTTGCCAGGTCACCAGATAATGTAATAAACTCTATAAATCAAAAATGGAATACAAAGATTCCCTCTGATAAGAAATATGATTCAAACCCAGCCCGATATTCTAATTATGCCAAGATGAACGGCGCCACAGCAAAACCCAGTGTTATGCTAAATGGTGAAATTATATTTGGCGTCGGCCGATTTATCGCAGCTCTTCTTAGGGGCGACCAAACATTATCTGTCTGGGATCTTCGAACATAATTGATTTTC